ATTGAAATCTACAACAGCACGAATGAAAATGTTGAAGATTATACTAAGTTTTATGCAGATAAATTGTATTTACAACACAGTGAATACAAGCAAGGTTGGATCATTCAAAATGCTGGTAAACCAAGAATTGCACCGCTAAATGGTACAACATATTCTGAAATGATTGCATCTGACTTTAGAATGATCTACACAGCAGATGGTAATCATCGTAGCGTTGGAACTTATTTATGGGATCTGCTCACATGTTTTGGCATCCTACAAAGATATGGCTGGGATCTCAAAAACAGTGCTGCTCAAAGTCACATCGGTAGTGTCCTTTCGAAATATAACTACAGATAGGAGCTGTAATGAACGAAAATAATTATGTAGCAATCATCACAGAACTGGCAAATCAACTTGCCAGCAAGTCAATCAATGAGGCTGAATTTAAGGTTCGTCTCACTGAGTCACAGCAACTTGTAGCGCAACTTGCTCAGGAAGTTGAAAGCTATCGCTCTGTCCTAGAGTCCGATAAGGACTTGAAGGATCTTTTTGAAGAAATCAAGAACAAAAACGAGGTAACTAAATAATGGATTACAAAGTACAATTTAAATCATACGATGCAGTAGCTAACACCACCAAGGTAGCAATCAAGCAAGACTTTCCTTATCGAGTATTTGAGGAAATCTTACCAACAAACCGCATGACTGAAGATGATGCGACACTGGTTGAAGCAGTATTAAACATCGTCCGCATGGAACTTGATACATCTGGCGCAGTCGTGGCAATTAAGAAAGAGTTAGACAAATCTGTCGAAGCTAACAATGATGCTATTGCCAAGATTCAAGCTCTCACTAAGGATAACGAAGAAAAAGCGAACCAAATCCAGAAGATCAAAGAAGTGGCAGAATGGAACGTTTTGGCCCGTGTGACCGATGTTGACAATCCACTCGATCCTACTGTATTTAAACGTGGTCTTGAGTTGGTAGACCTTGGTCAATCTGGTAAGACATACCAACCACAAGAAATCTTTACCATTGAAGATCCAAACCACACAGAAGCTTTTGGAGAAGGTAAACGTATCATGATCCAGGTAAACGAGCCATTTACTTATCAGGGTGAAACCTTGGATCAATTAAACAGCCTTTACCAAAATGGAAAAATCGGCATTTGGAAATGGACTAAACCAAAAGAAGAGAAAGAAGAAAAGCCGGGACAACCTTCTGGAGATCTTGAAACTCAACCAGTGGCGACAGCTACACCACAACCAACACTTTAACAAGAGAGGGGCGTGATCTATGATCCACTTTACACCAGAGGACATCTCGATGATGGTCGGATTTGTCGGGATCTTACTTGGAATTTACGGTAATTTTAAAGGAAGTGTCGTGGCACAAGAGAAACGCATGGTCGTTATCGAAAAAGACATCGAAAACATGCGTGATTTCCGTCTTACGGCTGTTAGACGACTCGACAACCACGATGAACAAAATAAGTCTCTATTGATCCTCGCAGAGCAGGTCAAAGCCCTGAGCGAGGATATGAAGGAACTTAAAGCATTAATCCAAAATAAAAATAATTAAGAGGTAACATTATGAATAAAATTAACTGGAATGTACGTTTGAAGAATAAAAACTTTTGGCTTGCAATCGTTCCAGCGCTTGCATTGCTATTCCAAGCGTTTGCCGATATCTTTGGCATCAAGCTAGAGTTTGGCCAAACCATTGATAAAATCTTGGTATTTGTCAATGTATTGTTTGCATTCTTCGTTTTGGTCGGAGTAGTCAACGATCCAACTACTGCTGGATTGAGCGATTCAGAGCGTGCTTTAGGTTATGAAGAACCTAGCGAAGATTAATATGTTTTTACTGGCTACTATCTATTTTTGGATAGTAGCCTTTGATTTTAGAAAGGAGCAGTAATGGCTACTTTAAATGATATTTTAGGATACGCTGAGGGATTGGCAGATGCTGGCACTGGTGTATCTATGAGCCAATGGGGAATGCAATGCGCTGCACTACCGAATGCAATCTCTACTTACTTTTTCGGAAAAACTCTCTGGGGCAATGCTATCGATCTACTCAATTCTGCCCGTGATTTAGGCTACGAGGTAGAATATAACCAGGAGGGGAATCTGGACAGTAAACCAAGAGCCGGTGCTGTATTCGTTATGGATACAACATACATCTATGGCCACAGCTACGGTCACACAGGTCTAGTCATCGAAGATTCAGATGGATATACCATGCGCACTATTGAGCAGAATATTGACGGTAATGAAGATGCTCTGTATGTTGGTGGCCCAGCACGATATAACACCCGTGATTTCAACGGTATCGTAGGCTGGTTTTACTTCCCTGTTGACGGTCAGCCAGCACAAGTAAGTGCTATCAAACCGTCAGAGCCTCTTACAGTAGAATCTAGTACATTTAACGAGGAAACTGGTACATTCACAGTCGAAGTCTCTGCGCTCAATGTACGTTCTTCTGCCGGGCTTGCTGGTGAGATTGTTGCGGTGTATACCGCTGGCCAAACTATCAACTATGACGGTTGGTTAGATAATGATGGTTATATCTGGATCACGTATATCGCAGGGTCTGGTAATCGAAGATATGTTGCAGTCGGACAATCTGAAAACGGACGTAGAATTAATAGCTTTGGTTCATTCGCTTAAAAGGAGATGAATTATGAGTATTAATTCAACAAATCTAAAGCAATTTGAAGGTGGTGCAATCGTAAAGCAAGGCGACTCTGCCTCTCTTTTTGGTTATGAGTTGTTGGATGAAAATATGCATCCAATCAGTGATTTAAATGGCAAAAATGCTACAATCAGGGTCTTTAATCAAAAAGGAAAGGCTACATTTGAGAGTACAGTAGATAAATCAAAAGTTACTTTTAAAATAAGCAAGCCCCTTCCGATCGGATCCTATCTGGTTGAAGTCGTTTGCGGTGGCTATATCTTCCCAAGTGATCGCTCAACACGTTTAGACGTCACCCGTTCAGCAGACGAATTTACAAGCGAGGAAGTATTATCGCTTGTAAAAAATGATGTTAAAACTGAAATTGACAAGTATATCGCTGAACATCCAAACGGATCACAAACGGAAGAGTTGCCAGAACTAACAGTACTATACAATCTTGCAAAAATTTAGAGAGGAAAAATTATGACTTTAAATACTGAAAAATTAACATCATTTGCTCAAGCTGTCGGTAGCGACATCAAGGAAATTAAAACCACACTTGCAAGCAAAGCCGACAAGTCAGAACTTGGACAAGCTGGAATCACACAACAACAACTAGACACGGCTATCGCTGGTGTCAAGACTGCCATTTTAGGCGATGGAGTACCAGAAGAATTAGATACTCTCAAAGAGATCGCTGACCGTATCGCAAATGGTGCAGGATCAGCAGACCAAGCTATTGTGTCTAAAATGACAGAGCTTGGTCAAAAAATCACTGACTTGGAAAATATCGATTTTGCACAGATTTATAATACCGCTAAAAATGCCCTCTAAGGAGGTGAAGCATGGATAAACTAAAACAAGTTATTCAGGCGATTGGGGTTGATATAGGTGCGCTTCAAGGACAACAGACTTCCTTTTTATCAGCTTCTAAAGCATACGAACTATTTCCAACCTATGCAACTTTGCAATCCCAGATGGCCAATAACATCAAAGACAAGCACCTTGAATTGGGTCTGGATGCACTGATTGATACAAAATTGGCAAACGGTGGTGATCCATTCGTCACACGCTCAAAACTCCCTACAGTTGACACAAGCCAGCTTGCTACCAAGAATGACTTGGAAGAACTCAAGCGTAAGGTCGGAGCGGGTGGAAGTGGTACAAGCACGGAATTGAAAGGCCAAGGCTTCCCGTACAATCTTAACGCTGACATCGGTACAATATATACCGATACGACAGCTAAAAATGGAGCGGTGAAGTGGATCAAAAAGACCGCTGGAACTGGCTCTAACGCTTGGTCTGTCTTGTTTGGTGATGTCAAACACAAGCCAAGAATTTCATCGAGTCAAAACAACGCTTACGTAGAATTTAGACGTATAAACTCCACGGTAGAGGTCGGCTTCGGTGGTCTATCGTGGGGTTGGTTTGGGATCGTAAGACGAGGTGCGCCCAGCTACGTTCCCCAAGGTTCAGACCGTGAGCGTAACGTGGTGATTTTAAATGTTGGCGG